GAATCCTACATAGTAGAGCAAAGGAAATACTTACCTATTGTTTGTAAGCGGTAGGCAAAGGTTTCCGAAAAGCCCATGTTAAACAGACATGGTACAGTTTCATTATCTAACAAGTAATGAAAGGGTACTGAGCAACTACGCTAGGATTCAAACCTAAATCGAGAAAAACGAAACACTACGATACATATCAAATATGTTGAATCCTTTGTTCCTAAATCAAACTCAGGAGAATAACATGAAAGACTTCTTAGAAGAAATTGAATTTTTCGCAGGTCGACGGTAGGTTATGAAACCTGAACCAAAAATGATTCTTCAATTCATTGAACCCTTTCGTAAGGTTCCACCTTATGATAAATTTCGGAATCATGAGAATCAATCAATCGCAATCCTTTTTAATATCATGGAAAGTAAATTCCTAAGAGAAGGATTGCAAGCATACATTACAGCATCTAAAACAAAGTAAGACGAAACGGCCTACGGGCCGTCCATGAGTAATGCTCATGCTGATGAGTCTAACTTAACTATTGCTTTCCTATGTTCACTCTGTTACATTAAAGAGGCATCATAAAGGTGCAATATAGAAAGGTAAGGTTAAACACATGGCTCGACAGAAATCCGACAGTTTCAAACGTACCGTTCCGTTTTACGATGACAATTTTGATCTTCAGACTAAGACAGTTGAGGGAAAGATTGTCACGGCAAAGTCATTGACCGAGGCAAAAGAATTGTTCGGGAATGACGATGCGAAAGTTTTGGATGCACTCAATTCACAGTTGCGGGAAAATCAAATTTCCCTTGCAATGAACGCTGCATCCGGCGGAATGGAGGAACGATTCATCATGGGATTCATTAAACCCATGCGTTCAATGGTACCGTTTAATACCATTGAGGATGAAAAGGCCCAGACAAAAACAATTTTGGAACAAGTCAAGACCGTTCCATTTTTGCTCGAAGGTTTGAAGTCTTACTGCAAGATTCGTTCTACGGAAGGTGACGAGGAATAAACAAAGTTCGGCCGATAATATTTCATACAATTCATAAACAAGAACCCTACTGAATCGGCCAGTAGGGTTTTTTTGTTTTGCAAACATAATTAAATTATCGCAGTTGAAGCAAGTTTCTGAAATAAAGTAGCGCGTCAATGGCAGTTGGATGGCACGGTGTGAGTGCTACGTGAGATCACTCACGAGACAAGTTACCTAGAATCAACAGTTTAGCGAAAAAAAGACAAAAACCTGTATGTATGGTACTTACATAGTGTGCAGACGTATGGGTATTTTTTTTTTTTTTTTTTTTTTAGAATCAACGACTTACACTAACATACTGATAACAAGTGACTTTAAGTCCTTTAGAATCAGCCGCTTACGCGGACGCAATAATATTCACTTTTTGAGTGCATGAAATGGTAAAGCCTGTAGAATCAGTCACTTACAGAACAGGATACAGGCAGGCTGCAAGATCATACATATAGGTTAGAGCGTAAAAGCCTGTAAGTGACTGATACAGTAGGCATTTAAAACGCTTGACAGGTATCGTAGCACTCATGGTACACTCTCAGGATGGTAGCAGGATACTCACAATCGCTTAGAGCGCACGGCAAAGCCGTGGTAAGTAAACTGCTATTAATTCTTTATTAATGAATTGATAAGTAATTTAAAACTAAATGAAAGTCACAATTTAATAAAGAATACTTTCTAGGTACTAACAAGTTCCGATAACTTCGACAATACAGAAGGAATAGGAAATCCAAAATAAAACTTTGGTAGCGTGAGATTAAATCTTATCAAGATTTGAAAAATCTGATCCTTACAGTTGATTTTGATATCGTAAATTCTGTAAGCCGCGCCGGTACTAGAAAGGATAAAAAGATTATGAACACAGAAAAAGAACTCGATAAAATGTCCGACGCTGAATTGAGTCAATATAGGAAAGATCTTTACAATAAGATCAAAGAAATCAGACTCGAAGAAAACAAGAGATCTATTGTCGAACAGATTAAGCATGACAGGTTTATGGATAAGTACAAAAATCATGCTTAAAATCCCGACGGCCCCACCCGAAAGGCATAATATGAAAGAATTAGAAGATCAAATCGAATCTCTTTTATACCAAAGAAAACAGATAGTCAAAAGCCATCTAACAGGATGGGATTTTATAGACACTATCTTTGATATAGACAAAGAATTAAATGCTTTAGGGTATGATGTAAAGTCTCTCTATTCTAAAGAAGAAAAATATGTCTAAAATAACTCACAATCACGTTAACTACTGTCCTATGTCAAAAGTAGATGATAAGGGACAAAGCAGAGTTAAATCGTGTCCCGGTAAAAGTATTCTACCTTGTGACAACGAAGGCACAGAAATAGAATGCTCGATAACGTCTACAGATTTTGTCTGTGATAACTTTGAGTGTAAAGTAATGGCTAATTTAGATCGTTACGCAAACGATCTGGAAATAGCACAAACCGAAAACGCAAAGCTGAAAGCAATTAATACTCAATTTAGAGTATTAATGCTGATGCCCGATTCTGCTGAAAGACTCATAAAAAAGAATGAGTTAGACTTTTCTGGGATCAAAGGCTTAATTGCAAAGCATAAAAAGTCTTGGGAATCCTGCGATGATGTTACAATCTTATATATGCTTGAATATCATCAAAAGTTTTCTGAAGCATATGCCGAATTTGCTCATGAACGTAATTCTAAGATAAGAATTAAAGACGCTATCGCCGACAGAGCAAAAGCAGAAACAAAAACTGCTATCAAAAAAGTAGATAGCATGAAACAAGAAGTAAAAGAAAAAGCAGCAAAACTTTCTGAATTTGGAAAAGCAGTAGCAGGATTTGTAAAAGTAGGGATGAAAGAAGATAAAGCAAAAGATTTAGTTAGAGCGATGGGATTGAAGGAAGTTTAAAGGTAGGTGCAAAATGTGAAATAATGTAGAGTCTTAAGCTAAGGTAACCTTAAGATTCGAATAAAACTAAAGGATTGCCTAATCCGAATCTATTACAAGGTCACGTAATAGAAGGAACATAGAGAAACCTAGCTATATTCCTAACTGGAAGGTTAAATGTGGTTCGAATCCACAATATAGCTTTATGAGATCACAAAAAGATGAAGACCATTTCCTTAATTGTAAGTTAAGATTTAGTAAATGTGAAGAATGTCAGAAAATAGCTAAGGAAATAAATAGGGACGATGATAATGAGATTTCTTCAGTAATGAAAGAAGAAACAAGAAATAATGATTCAAGAATTAATAGAATTAAACATCAAAAGGAAATATATTAATATGAAAAGATCAGATGAAAGCCCAGAATTAGATTTTGTTGTAAGAGCAACAATACAAGAGAAATTAAATAGAGGAGAAGACATTATATGTTCTATTTGTGGCAAGAAAATAGACACAATAGGATGTATGGTAATAACTCTAAAAACTGACCCAGAAAATGAGAATTTAGCTACTGGATTCTTTACAGACCATGAAGAATGTGATAAGAAAGAATCAGCTAAATTAAACTAATATGAATCTCAAAAAAGCATTCTTTGAATTTCTGCTTCTAATACTTGTATTTTTGATTTTACTTTATTTACCACTCCTATTTAAAGGAATTTAAATATCTTTATGACACAACCTAAAAAAGATATTAAAAGAGCACAAAAAGATGCCATAAAGATAGGCTTCAAAATGCTATGGTTAGACTCCGATAATAAATGGAGACCATGTAGGGATATTAATTCCGCTCCATTTTTCTGTAAAGATGTAGTTGAAGTAAAAACATTAGTCTCTTTTAAGACTGAATTAATGAGACTAGAAAGGAAATGGAAGTAATGACCGCGTTAACTGAAACCTGCAAAACCTGTAATAAGCCAATAAAGCATATTCAATCTGAAATACCTTCAGGTGCATTTATTACTTATGTTTGGGGTTGTGGGCATATTGAAACTAAGATTAAACCTAAAGTAACGGAAGTAAAGTTTAATGTTTTCAGTTCAACAGACTCACCCATAACTATAAAAGTACCGGAACCAACACATGAAGAACTATATAATGATTTAGAAAAATGGGTTAACGAGGGTGGCAGCTTCAAGAAAACCCCTGAAATGATTGCGGATGAGGAAAGACTCAAAAGATGGCAGCATGAAAGTTTCAATGCAATTAATGGTTCCGCGAAGCGGGCTTATGAACATCAGTTTGAATGTGTAGAGTTTGGAGAAGCCGCACACGGATGTTTTTTAAATGCCGACGACGTTGGAGTAGGAAAAACAATCGAGACAGCAATATTAATTAAAAGAAATCTCGCAGCATTTAAATCAGTATTGATTCTGGTTCCAAACAGTATAGTTTTCCAGTGGGTAGATGAAATTAGAACATGGACTGGAATGAAAATTAATACTGTAATGCCAGTAATGAAACGAGAGCATTTAATGCCGGGATTTGATATTTATGTAATGTCCCGTGACTTGCTAGGCCGTAAAGGTGTTTTAGATTTAGTAGCAAAACTAAAGATTAAATGTGTCGTAATAGATGAGATTCATGATTTTAAAGATACTGAATCCCTAAGAACAAAGGCACTCTATAAACTTATTAAAGATAATGACATTAAGTTTAAACTGCCAATCGGCGGGACGTGGATTAAGAATAGATTTAATGAGGCTTTCGTTCCACTAAACTTAGTAGATCCTTTACATTGGCCGAATCAAGCAGCAATAGATAAGTTTAGCTACGGCGACAGATTAAATCCTTATCGTGAAGATGAGTTTAAAAAGATTACAAAAAATACAATAATTAGGCGCGAGAAACACGACGTTCTAAAAAATCTTCCGCCACTTTCACGAGACTTTCAACTTATTGAAATAGACGACGAGGGAATTAAAGATTCTTATAATCACCAATTAGGATTATATGAAAGTTTCTGTAATCATAATGATCCTAGAATCCAAAGTCAGCAACTTTTAGGATGGTTAGCTAGATTAAGAGCAATAACTGGAATGGCTAAAACACCCTATGCTGTAAAGTGGGTTAAAGAATTTCTTGAGGCTAGTGAAGATTCGATAGTAATATCAATTCAACATCACGATGTTCTAGATTTACTTGTAAATGTATTTAAAGCTAATAATCTAGACCCTTTAAGTTTATCAGGACGAGACGACGCTTATGCAAAACGTAGGATAGTAGCTGAGTTTAATAATAAACGTAATGTTCCATTGATTATGAATGGACTCGCCGGTGGCGTAGGATTAGATGGTTTACAATCATGCGCCAATGCTTTAATTCTTGAAAGACAATGGAATAGTGCATTAGAAGAACAATTTGAAGGAAGATTACATAGAAATGGACAATTAAGAGCCGTAACAGCAACTTATCCATTAGCAAAAGGTACAATAGATGAATTTTTCCACGATAAAGTATTTAATAAACGTAATATTCTTGCAAGTGTAGGAATAGGTAGTTTTGATGATGGTTTAAACAGTCTACAAACATTAAAGGAATTTGCTGAATTTGTAGCATCAAATAAAATTTAAGGGGAACTATGAGATTATATCACGTTGAAAGAACAGATGAGATAGATTATGATGAATTTTCTGATTTTGTTTGTGTAGCAGAAAATGATGAAGAAGCAAGAAATATTCACCCAAGAGAAGATAAAAAGGTATGGGGAGAAGATTATGACTACTGGAACAACGGATCTTGGATAAATAAAGAAGATATTAATTCTTTAAAAGTTAAAGAAATAGGTTTAGCTAAACCAGAATTAACTAGAAGTGTAATCTGTGCTTCATTCCACGCGGGATAAACTATGACTGAAATAGATAATAGAAATCAAGATGAAATGCTTAGATATTATGAGGATAGGATTAAAGCATTAAAAGATAAGATTACAGAATTAGAAGATATTAATTTTAACCTTATGATGTATGTTGATTCTTTAAGATATGAGTAAGTTAGCCCGCGAGCGTAAGAAACATTGGAGAGTAGTTAAGGCTATAGCTAAAGAACAAAGTATAGCTATATTAGAACCTAAGAAACCTAGTAGGGGATTTTGGAAATATTGGGAAGAACTCTATAGTATACCATTTATTAGCTTTCAACCTCCTATTATCACAGAGGAGGAAGCGGAAGAAAGTGGAATAAGGGGATTAAATATAAATGGTTTCTGGTATGATGAACTAGGAGAAGAAGATGATAAAAATAAATCTAACTAACGAAATTTACTCTAAACAGAAGACTCAGTATGCTAGACCAGCAGATAAGACTTTAATAGAATATATCTCACACTGGTTCTACAATGGAAAATATACAAATACAAATCCAGCTACAGAATTTATGTATGGAGAAGGTAGACAGAAAATGCAACTTATAGATAATTGGAAGCATAGATACTCAATATTAAGACGGATAACTCAAATACTTAAACCTAAAGGAGAATAAAGTGGATTCTAACGATAAACTATATCACGATCAAACTAAAGTAAATCAAAGTGCAGGAAACAGAATTACTTCAAGTTTGCTTAATCGTATTAAGGATTTTAACGAAGCCGCGAAGCATAACTTACTTATAGATGTTTCTGGATCTATGGAAGATATGGTTCATGAGGAAGGAAAGTCGCGTAATGAAGCTGTCTCTAAAAGACAAATACTTGAGAATCTTTTAACTAAGATTCCAGATGGTATAACCAAATTTGCTTTCAGTTATACTGTAAAAGAGTTTAAAGGCCCGCTACCTTTTGAAGGTTCTGGAACAGATATGACTACAGCATTTAATCGAATGAAAGAACTAGGAAAAACAGAAATAGTATTAATCACAGATGGTTTACCAGATCACGCTCCAAGTGCGTTACAGGCAAGTAAAGGATTAAAAATAGATATTATTTACATTGGGCCGCAACCTAGACCAAAATTCTTAGAAGAACTAGCAGGTAAAACCGGCGGGTCTTTCACTAACATTAATTTAATTAAGGCGGGAGCAACTAAAGAACTGGAATCTAAAATTACTCTACTTTTAAATGCTTAAGTAAATGTTAAAGAAGACAGGAACAAATAACCATTACACTACTTGTAATACTCAAGTACCCTTAGCACGAAGATTTTTTGGTGGTAACTTTACATGTACTTGTAGGAAACTAGAAATAGAAGAAAAAGCTAAAGTAGCCAGAATAGCCCAAAATAGTATTCCAGCAGGGGGTTATGGTCGAATAAATACTAATTATGGTACAGTATCATACCAAACAAATGCTAATCAATATTATAGTTCCGCTATACCATTTTCTAGTACTGTAAATGGTAAACCTTTTAATCCATTTAGTGAGCAAAAAGATGAAGAACCTAAAGTAAGATATAAAAAGCTAGATTCCTATGAAGACATAATTGAAGATGTTTTACTTGTTTTAAATGAGGATATTTTTTATGCAAATAGTAGCAACCTCGATATTGGGTTAATATTTTTAGATAGGTTAGACTATAGAATAGCTCAGGTTAAACATAAGAAGAAACTTGAAGAACCAATGCCTAAAACAACTTTAGTTCAACTAGGAATGGAAGTAGATTTAAGAAATCTTAGTTCTAATTCATTCGTAGTTAAACCGTTAAAAGGTGCCTACGGATTAGCTGGAAATAGTTTAAGAAAAGATTCGTTCTGGGTTCTAAGTGAACGAGATCCTGGGAAGCCGCCATTTTATCTTTTTGAGTTCCCTGTTAATCAGTTTATATATCCCAAAACTGATATAGTGATGTTAATTGACCCTTATACTTGCGACCAAGATTATCTAACTGAAGAAATATTTCATGCTTACGGAATTAAACTTATGAAAAAATTTGATATTAAAGACGCTAGAAAGTTACTGGAAACGCGCAGGAAAGCATTCGAGGCGGCCCCGACAGCTACGAATGTTATTCTTTTATTTCAACTTATGGACGCTATCATTCTTAATGACTTTAAGACTGGTACTTTAGACCTGAATAAGACAGGTGAAAAGAATCTAGTTAGGTTAGAGAAACTTAAAAGTCTTGCACTTGATACTAAGTTTAACGAAGAACGAAAGAATGCGGTAGATAAATGTTTCTTGCAGTATAACATCCTTACTTCTTATTTAGATCAGGAGAAAGTAGGTTAATTATGGAAGATGATGACGCCCCAATTATTAAATCTCTAGATGAGATTCTAAAGGAATTGCAGAGAAATACTCTAGAAACTATAAGTAATGACTTTATAGCGCATTTAAGTATGTGCCCTCAATCAGAATCCCCTTACATTTTAGGTTATAAACAGGCTCTAAATTTTGCTATTGAATACATTGAGAAAAATAAAAAGGTAATAGTATGAGCTGCCAAGACGATACTAACGATAGACCTTATATTTATGAGTGCTGCCCAGAATCTATAGATGGGATAACAGCACAGTATTTAATAGATTTATGGAAAGAACGTGATATAGAAAACTATCACATCTATTGCTGTAAGTGTAGAAAGATATACCATATCTTTAAATTAGGTTTAAAGTGGACTGGATACATAGCTACAGATGAACAGTTAAAAGACTATAAAGAGCAAGAAGCTAACTTTATGCTTCGTAGGGAAGAAAAAGAACATAAAGTAGAGGTAGTTTTTACTTTAACTGATATTACTAAATTCAGATGTATAGTATGTAAACAAGGTATGTTTGAAACTGAGCCTTTAGAAATAAAGGAAAAGTTTCTAGATGATCTAAATATGACAGTAGGAGTACTTTTAAATAAGTATACAACTCCAACTAAAGAACAGTATATAGCAGAGTGGAACATATGTAAAGGTATAGTAAACTCGTGCCGGCGGTGTACAGAAATAGCTCAGAAAAGAATGAACTCAGGAAAATATAACTAATTAAACTTATGATAACTATTGCACTTGATTCTTCTCAATTATCTACTTACTTAAAATGTAATGAAAAATGGAATCTTTCAGGACGCCAGCACCTAAGATTATCTGGCGCAGCTACAGGTCCATTAGATAATGGAACAGTATTCCATAAACTTTTAGAACTATATTACATTGAAAGATTTACTTCTAACGTATATGATTCTGCACAAGAGGCTTTAACTAAGTTTCTAGCTTCAGAAGAAGCAAAGTTAGTAGACGAACCTACTAGACTATTTTTGGTAAGCAGATTTAGAGACTATATTATATTTTACTCTCAGTCTGATTTCCAGCCTCTAAGGATAGACGGGATACCTAGTATAGAACTAGGTTTCTCTAGCGTTTTCTATGAGGATAATCATAGAAAGTTTATTCTTGAGGGTAAAATAGACTTACTTACTTCTTATCGTGAAGATTTAAGTTTTGTAGATCATAAGACTCAGGGCCACGCCATGCAGATTTATCCATATACTCCACAGTTCTTAACTTATGCTATGGTTACAAAAAGTAAGAAAGCTGTGATAAATATCATTAGACTTCATAAAGAAGTTACAAAAGATACTTTTATAAGGGTTCCCATAACCTTCGCGGACCATCAGATCGAAAGATGGAAACAGACAGTAATGAAAGTATTCGTAGAAATATATGCAGTATTAATTAGAGCAGAAGCTACAGGACAAGATCCTATATTTAACCAAAATCAAGGTGAATGCGGTGGAGCATTTAATTCAAATCCGTGTCCGTTCACAAGTCTTTGTGAAATGAATCCAGACAATAAAGTTATGTATAATAATATTAAAAGTTTTAAATACCATGAACGGATCTGGCGTCCGTGGGATATTAATGAAGTTAAGGAGTTAGTTTAATGGCAAGTTTAAAGCATCTTCATAGTTACGAACGTAGTGTTAAAAATATGGAGATTTATAAGTGTATTCACCCACAATGTACACACTTTACCCGCAGGGAGCTAATTGTTGGTAAAGAAGTAATTTGTACAAAGTGTCATCAACCTACGATTGCTAGAAATGAACAATTACATGCAGGGCATAATCAATTAGGAGTTAGAAGGTTGACGTGTCTTATGTGTAGTAATAGCCCAAAGCGTTTTCAGATTCAGGCTATTGAAGATGTTTTGGCTGGAGTTTTAGATAATTTAGATTCAGATAATTTAGAAGGGAGTAAAAGTGCTTAAAACAATTATAACTAAAGACTTAGTAAATAGATCAGATTGGTCTTCAGGCCCGTGGGATGATGAGCCTGATAAAAAACAATGGGAAGACACTGAAACTAAATATCCTTGTCTTATAGTTAGAAATAATCTTGGTAATTTATGTGGTTATGTTGGAATAAGTAAATCTCATCCAATGTTCGAAAAAGACTATGATAGTATAGATGTTACTTGTCATGGTGGATTAACATATGCAAGTAAGTGCTACCATAATATTTGTCATGTAGTTTCTGAAAATGAGGATGATAATATTTGGTGGTTAGGATTCGATTGTGCCCATTATAATGACTTGTCTCCCCATCTAAAAATGTTTAATAGGGAAGGAATCTATAGAGATTTTAACTATGTAGAAAATGAATGCACTAACTTAGCTAAACAACTTAAGGAGCTAGAAAGTGCCTAAGAATATTAAAGTATGGGAATGCAAAATAGGTGGAAAGAGAGTAGAATTACCTGATGGTGCTGATGCCCCATTAAGACAAGCAGTACAAAAAGCATATTTTGAATTAACTGGAACTTATGCAGAGTTTTGCTTTTCTGGTTGGGGAGGAAAGTTAGATGAGATTGAAATTGAAATAGCATATAAGGAAAATAAAGATGCCTAGAATTAAATCACCAATATCAATAATTGAACAAAACTATAATAAAAGATATGACCCAGAAACACAAAGAATATATTTAAATATGATAGATCAGCGTAAACTAGATAAATATGCTAACGACTTCATTATGTCATGTAAGTTTAATGATGCCGCGGGGAATTTAATTTTGACAGAAAAGCAAGCAGATTACCTTGCTGAGCTTTACACTAAATATTCTTCTTAGGAGTAAATATGCTTACACAAGAACAAAGAAAATGGTGTAGAACTGCTTATGTAAATGCAGGCAGTTTTGTATCTACCTTTGCTGTAGCTTGTTTAAAAGCTGATGATGAAAACGCAGAACTATTAAAAGACTCATTAAATAAAATGATAGAAAAGTACCCACAATATTCTACTATGAAAGAACCAGAATAAAACTATGCCTACACTAGAAAATGTCTCACCAAACCCAAGAATATTTGCTCTCCATGTATCAGAATCAGGTGATGGTAAATCTGATGCTGCCGCAAGTTATCCCGGACCATTTCATCAATGGGATTTTGATGGAAGAAACGAAGCACTTTTAAGTAAAGTCAAACCTCGCGGCCCGCTGGAACCAAAAGATGTTAGTTTTACTCGATTCTATCCTAAGAATGGATATGAACCATTTCAGGATGAATTAAATATTTTAGAAATGCAAAGAATATCTCGTCAGTTTCCCTACGGAACATGTGAATTAGCTTCTATAACGTCTTTCAATCGTGCTTTAATTGTAAGCTCACATAATATACAAAAAGGGAAAATGATAGGTAAATTAAGGATGAGCGGCCCTGGAGATTTTAACTTTGAAGTTTCAGGAATGGCTCAATTAATGGATCAATTAGAGATATTCCCATGTAATGTTATAGTTTCTGCTCATATCATAGACAAGTGGGGAAAACCAGACACAGGAAATCCTGAAAAGGATCAATATGCGGCAAATGAAAAGATCGGAGAAAAGATAGCTTTACGTGATCAGCCCGGAGCCGTTTTGCCTAGTATGTTCTCTAATGTTTTTAGGTTCTCAAGAAAAGTAGTTTCAGGTCAGATGCACTATTTCGTTAACTTTGCTACTGACTTAGCTAAAAATAGTTTCGGTATACCACCCGGTGAGCATGATATTACGGGTAAAATGTTTTATCCTTACTTACAGGATTTAATTAAACAAATTAGGGAAGGCAGTTTTAAACCACCTTCGGTTAACGCTGGGATGCCATTTTAATTATGAATTTACCAATAAGAATGCCTCAGAGAGCAAATAAAAATGTAATTCCTAAAACAGTCGAAGAACTTAAATCAATTCCTTGTAAACGTGGACATAGTAGAGAAGATGCTTATGTATTTAAAGACCCTTATTCTACTAGAATTGTAGTTAACTGTAAAACTTGCGCTATACTCTATCACAGAAAGAAGAAAAAATGAAAGAATCAGAAAAAGCACTAATCGGATCAGCATTTCATATTTTACAAGGTGAAATATTTATCAATGCACGTAGTAAAGGATTTTATGGTGATCCATACATCCCATTAGACTTAACAAAAGTAAATAAAGGCGAACGAATAGCTTTAATGCACTCTGAGTTAAGTGAAGCGTTAGAAGGTATTAGAAAAGATAAAATGGATGAACATATTCCAGAATATACTTCTGAAGAAGTAGAATTAGCAGATTGTATCATCCGAATTTTAGATCATGCAGAGGCTTTTAATTTACGTTTAGTAGATGCTATTATTTCCAAGCATGAGTATAATACTACTAGAGAATATATGCACGGAGGTAAGAAGTTTTAATATGCCATGTGGAGGAATAGATAAATATAAAGACGTCCATCCAGGAGATTGTTTTCTTTGTGGAAAACCAGATGCGACACATTATTGTCATGAATGGGATTGTATGTTACATGCGGATTGTATAGTCCCATTCTTAGAAACAGAAGAAGGTAAGATAGTAATTAAACATGGGCATAGAGTAACAATTTGGTATGAAGACTCTACTGATTCTGAAGTAGAAAAAGTTTAATATGCCTAGCTTCGCTGGCGGAACTGGTATACGCTACGGACTTAAAATCCGTCGAGATTTAATCTCATAAGGGTTCGACTCCCTTGCGAAGCAATCCGTCGATAAAAAGACGGAAATCCAAAAACAACAAACAAAGAAAGAAGATAAAATGAAAATTACATTGACTCCTGCCGATATGTTGAAAGGTGAGCCTCATAAAGAAGGTTGGGTAAAAGCGACTGTTACAGAAGCCATTGCAAGCCCTAATAAGGCTCAGGATGGTATTAACTACATCGCAACCTTTCTTATTGAAGATGACCCTGACAAACGAACTATTGATAAAATCTTTAGTTCAAAAGGTATCGGTTTTATGAAACCATTTCTTGCTGCCTTGGCTGGAAAAACAATTCAACAGTTTATTGAAGAAAAGAAAGCAACAGGTGTTGAATTTGAATTTGACCAAGTTAAAGGCGGTAAACTTCACATTAAGATTGGATCTAGGTTGTATGATGGCCGCCCGGTTTCTGAAATTCAGGACTTTGCGCCATATAACGCAACGGTTCCTTTCTAAATAAACTAACGGGTTCCCGTAAGACTTAGGTTACATGCTTGAAAGAGTAATTCCTTCGCGCGGGATTAAATTAGAGTAAGCGACAACTTTAAGCCCACTATTTAAACTTAAGGAGAAGAGATGAAGAAGAAAGTAAATACTGTTCATATCAATGAGATGGAGAGACTTAATAAATTTAATAGTGATTTGATAGAAGAAAATAATAGACTACATAATGCTTTAACAGCTTCTATTGATAGAGAAGCTAAGGATACTGGGCCTCAAGATGCTAAGGTAGAACTAACTCCACAATATCATTTCAATGATAACTTTAAAACTGGTGCTATTGGAGGGTATAAAGAACAAGAAACTACATTCTCAGGAGGCGCGAAGCGTAAAGTAATCTCAGAATGTTCTCATTTAATTTGTCCTGAACTTATGAGAAGGGTAGGACTTATTTATACTGAGGGTCTTAATTCTTACCCAGATAAAAGTGTAACTCATTATGCACAAATTTCTACAGCACGTTTTGGATTACCACTTGACAATCTTCTCCGCCACCTTGATAATCATTATTTACGTTATCGTCATGGTGATACTAGTGAAGATAACCTCGCGAAAATAGCTTGGGCTATTCAACAGATAATGCACCAAGAAGATTCAAGTTGCCAACACTATAATATGTTTCTTAAACATGAGGATAGGACAACTAAACCTAATACACTTTATGTTGGATAAAAAAGTAGAAAAATGTGGACTCTCGCGGCCACAAGTAAATGTTACTGTGTTAAGTGCAGAAAATAAAGTGGGCCATAATGGTTCTCTAATTCATGTATGTTCATTGGATAGGGGGCACACTAAACTTGAAAAGAATGCACTAGAATACTGTAGATGTGAATGTGGATATCAGTGGAGGAAGTTTCATAATGAGTGAAACACATGAGGGAATGTTAGATAAACAAGATAATGATCCAGAAAAGGATAGGTTTAATACAGGAATTTGGGGTCTATGTGAAAGCTGTGATTACTATACACAACTATGCTTAAATCATGAACATTGTTCTAAATGTTGTAAATGTGAATAAGATGAATAAAAAAGAATACTCTAATCTCCAAGATGGTGATATAGTAGAAAATGTTCAAACTAAACGTAAGTATGTAGTGCGTGTAGAAGATACAGAAACTATACCTAAACTTAGATTAGTAAACTATCAGAATGAGTTTAAAGTAATAAGTAAGGTAGTTAGAGAAGAACTATGATCGAGACAGAAAAAGTTCTAGTTGCTTCCCACGGCTATTCCGATGCAGATATATTTTTCCTAGGCGGCCATCCTTTAAAAGATGATATTTTAAATGGGATTGCACTTGTAGGATCAATCGAAGGCACTTTAAATTCCTACTTAAGGCCACACGGTATAAACATTAAGAACTGTTACCGTAGTACCTTCATTAAGGAGAAACTTGCTTACTCAGGTACTAACATTAAACTCTTAAAAGAAGCACTAAATAATGTAGACTTAAAATATTATGAAGAAGTTTTACTTCAAGAATTACGTGACATTAATCCGACTGTTATTATTCCTCTCGACGATATTGCTCTTGGCGTTGTCTATCCATATATCAGTACTATATCTAAACCCAGAAGTAGGAAGTATTGGGTCTATTGTTATCGCGGGAGTGTTTTACCTCTTAGGGCTGATTGGATACTTAGTCTTGGATCACAAATTAAAGTTATACCAATAGTAGGCCCGCAACTTTTATACTCCGATGCCACGGCAAGATCCTATACACAATTAGACTTTCAGAAAATAGCAAAAGAACGACAAAATAGAGATATATCTTCTGAAGGAATAGTTTGGGTATGCCGCCGGTATGAAGAATTTGATAGATTTTTAGACCGTCAATGGAAGAAAGAACCTAAAAGGGTTACGTTTGATATAGAGACTTACGGTGGTTTAATAACCTGTATTAGTTTTTGCTTTGATGGTTGGGAAGCAGTATCAGTCCCAATGGGAGACTATACCTTAGATAAGTATGAACGAGTCTTATTCTGGAAACGTATAGCTAAGATACTTTCTTCAAGTCTTGAGAAGAATAATCAGAATATTAAGTATGACTGGATTATCCTTGAACGGCATGGATTCTATCTAAATAATGTAACATCTGACTCCATGTTAAAGGGTGCATTAATCTATCCAGAGTTACCTAAGGGACTAGATTTCTATACTAGTATCTATACTAACATCCCATACTATAAAGATGAAGGAAAAGAATTTGACCCAAAAAAGCACGATAAAGACAGATTATACTTATATAACGCAAAAGATAGCCTTGCGGCCCACATCGTTTCAGTTGAAGAAGATAAAGAGTTGGAAGAAGACCCATATGCAAAACAGTTATATAATAACGAGATTGCTCCATCAATTCTTATATACAAGAACCTAGACAATACAGGACTTTTAGTAGATAATGAAGTTAAACATAAGAAGCTCGAAAAGTATCATAGACTTTATGATAATAATGAATTTATCTTAAGGTCACTTGTAGGCAATAAAGAGTTTAATGCAAGATCCCCTAAACAAGTAGGAAGTTTAATCTATGACCAACTTGGATTTCCCCTTAGATATAAAACTAACGAATTTGGAGTTAAATCCTTTAAGACCGATAAAGATACGCTTGATGACTTACTTATACACCACGGAGATGACCAAAAAACTGGTAAAATTGGATATAATATATTATCCAGAATTATCGTATGTAGAAAACTTGCAAAAGTGGTTGAGTATCTCAATACACCATTACATCCAGATAATACTTTTAGAGGATCTTATAATCTGTCTGGTACAGAAACAGGACGAAGTTCTTGCTCTAAAACTATTGATGAAAGATTTAGAACTTCCGATGATCCTAACTCTACAAAGGCTACCAAAAGGTTGGGTAGAAGTCTCCAAACAATAAGTAAACATGGCTTTGCTATAGATGAGGAAATATTTAATGATTTCGATGACGCGGAAATTGCTTCGGATATGCGAGAAATCTTTATCCCACCGCATAACTTTATTTTTATTGAAGGTGACGGAGCAGGAGCAGAAGCGAGGGTTGTTTTTGTTCTTGCTGAAGACTATGAAAACTTGGCTAATATGGATCTTAAACCAAAGATTCACGCAAAAACTGCTGCGGCGATCTTTAACATGGATGCAAATTTAATTACGTCTAAAGGTCCCGCGATCCCTAAAGTAGGAATAACTTATTATGACCTTGGAAAAAAAGTGAGACACGCGGGTAACTATCTTATGGGCGCATTTAGAATGGCTCAAATGACACATTTACCTTTAGGATTCTGTATAGATGCACTAGAAAAATTTCATGCTAGGGAACCGCAACTTAAGGACGTGTTCCATAAAGAAATAGAAGATATTATAAGAAGGACTCGTGTCTTAAGAACTCCTTGGGGCCGCAGCAGGACATTTTATGCTAAATATGATGAATCCTTGCTTAAAGAAGCAATAGCATATATACCTCAAAGTACAATAAGTGATCTAACTAAATTTACTATGTGGAGAATAGCAGACCAACTTCCAGGATACATGACGGAATACAAATTTAACTCAGAACAACACGACTCAATACTAGCAACAGTACACAAAGACTTAAAAGAAAAATACTTAGAAACATTCAAAAGAATTTACGAACGACCTATAAACTTTTTAAATTGTAGCTTAAGTAGGGATTTCGAATTAGTTATTCCTACAGAACTATTCATTGGCGAAGCCAACTGGATGAATATGGTAGAAGTTAAAATATGAAAGAAAATAAAGAATGCCGTCAGATTATGTTAGCCTATTCATTGACTATACTCGTGAATACGAGAGTCCTACAAGTTTTTGGAAATGGGCTGCTTATAGTACTATTGCTTCTTCTTTAAGATTTAATGTATTTCTACAATATAAAAGAAGTAAGATATATCCTAATACATATACCGTACTCTTAGCAGATTCAGCTAAATACCGTAAAGGCGAGCCAATGAAAGTGTCAAACGCACTTTTAACGGAGACTAATACAACTAAGACTTTTACAGGGACAGCCTCGGTTCAAGGTATACTTGATAAATTATCTCAAGACTTACCTATAAAAGGAAAAGGTATCACCTTGCGGGGCGGCGCGTGCTTAATTCTTGCAGAAGAATTATCATCATTCTTTGTGGACGATCCTAGACTTATTCCGATGTTAACAAGAATGTATGATTTCTCGGAGACATTTCCTTATGACCTCAGATCAGGAACGATTATTATTAAAAACCTATGTGTCAGTATGCTCGCAGGAAGCAATGAAACATTACTTAGAGAAGTATACACTTCAAGAGCTAACTACGGTGGGTTATTACGAAGAACTCTCCTTATCAAACCAGACGAATTTAGACCACCTAATTCATTATTTAATCCAGATAAGATTGTAGATGAACTTAAAGATACAGAGCATTGGAATGAATTAGTCAAAGTACTTTTACAAATTAGTAAAATGGCCGGTAGGGTAACTTTAGATGATTGTTCGGCTAGATTTTTTACAACATGGTATGAAGACCTATATAAAAACTATGAAAAGTATGGTAGTAAAACTGGGGTAGTAGAAGGGATTCATACTCTAATATTAAAGATAGCTATGATATTAGCTGTCTCAGATTCAAGGATGACAATAGAATTAAAGGACATAGAACGGTCTATACTTGAGGTTACAGCATTAAGACCGAATTATGAAATATATGCTATGGGAAGTGGAAGATCAGAAAAAGCCGGCAGCTCTGCTTTTATATTTAACTTATTTTGGCAGGCAAAAGAGAATACGTTAAGTAAACAGGAGATCCTATTTCAATATTGGAATGAGGTTCAAGCTGAGGAATTAGACAGTATTATTGATACTTTTATTCAAGCTAATTTACTTATGATGGTTCATAAAGGAAATAAAATTTACTTTCAAATGACTCAAAAGGGTATAGATGCTATGACGGCGGCATTAAATAATAAAGGTATTAAACCATGAGGGCTAAAAATGAGATTTAAATGTGTTTGTTTAATATGTGGAGAGTTTATATGGGTTCGAGGAGAATATGAGTCAGATACGAATGCTACTACATTGAATGAAAATGATAGTGCATGGGATGAGGCATGTGAACATATTAAGGATGGTAGCGATTATAGTATTATTGATTCTGAACCAATAGATGATGAATATTAAATTATGAAAATACAGTATAGAGGATACTACTATATCCCACTATTTAAACTTAAGTTTTGTTATCATAGTGGTCACATATTTATCTTATTAGGTTACTGGAGATTTACTTTCTATTTAGGAGATTAAAATGTTAATATATTTCATTGCGTTCTTCTTAGTATGGTTATGGTCTGGTCGATACCCTAAACATAGACATAAGTAATTACTTAACTGGTCTGATTTTACCATCAGTACCAACTACTGCTTCTTGTTTAGATCCATCTTTAAGAGTCAAAGTAATATGCCCACCAGACATACCTTGGACTAAAAGCCTGGAAGCAGCCTGAAAACTCATACCTAGCGGCCGGCCATGTAATAAACCTAATAAAATTGGAGCATAATTATCGTTAGACATGATTCTTGCTACTACACCCATTCCTATATAACCAGAGACTATAGCCCCACGAGTTAACATAGCTGAGTCTGAATGTTCTGCTAATAATTCTCCTGCTAAACCTAATGTGGCTGTACCAAACCTAAACTTAATATAGTTATTATTATTATTTAACTGGTTAGTAGTCTTCTGAACAGCATCAACAAAATCGTCCCATCGGCGAGCTTTAGCACTGTTTAAAGTACCTAATAGTTTAATTCCTTCAGTTGACTGTCTAAACTTATTATAGTCAGTAGCATATTGATCTCCATTTAATACCCCCACATCACGATTTTCTGGACTATAGGGTGTCCAGTTATCCTGCTCTAATTTCTTAAAGAAATAACCTTGAAGATCTTTCCTACCATTAGTAGAAGTTACAGTCTGACCATTAACTGTAGCCTCCCCGGACTCTAAGAACCTTCCCATCTTTTTATAATCCCCAAGGATGGAATCCATTACTTCTCTTGGAGCATTTTCAGTATTTAATAATGTGTCAGCAGATTTACCAGTTTCTCCTATTGGTCCCCAAAGTTCATGTCTTTTTTGAACTATAGCCTTGCTTTGTTGCCAAGATTGATTTATACTTGCAAGTTGTGGAGCTTGTGATGGATCATTCGACCATTTAGGAATACTCTCATCAATATCTTTATTTAAAGAATTTGAAATCCTTCTAAATCTTCCATCTACTGCATTAATGTTTTCAGTTAAATGGCCATAACCTAAAGCATCAATAGCCTGTTTAGCATCCCACGCTTCTTTAAATCCTAATGGATTAGATGAAATTAAATTACCTTGAGGATCAAATTTTGCATCAATCGCTTTAAAAATATCATTTATAGTTCTAGAAACAGGAGTATTTACATCTGGAGTAATAATACCATTAGGGTACATTTCACTACGAATTTTTAATAGTTCAGGTAATGTTCTATTTAGATCTATAGGACCATTAACTACTTTTCCAGCAACAACACTTGAAGCATTTACAGTTTGAGTTCCTGTTTGTATTCCTCCAGACATTACTGGTACTTGAATAGGAGTTTGAACAACAGTTCCAGGAAGTTGTTTAGGATATAAGTCAGCACCAGCTACAGCATTTTGTGCTTCTTTATTTGAAGTTGCTACAAACTTATCATAACTAGCCCTATTTTCTGCCATCATTAATTCAGCCCTAGCATCATTACTAATAGAAGATACTGGGCCGCTGACATTAGGAATAGTTAAATCTGCAATCAACTCATTAGATCTTATCTTTGCACGTTTAGTACTATCAGCAATAGATGCTTCCTTGGCACCTCGGCCAAAATAATCTTCTATTAAAGAAGAATGCTTTGGACTAGCTTCATATTGAGAATAAGTAGGATTTAGATTTTTTAATTCATCAGTTACTCCTGGAACTCGATCTATTAAATCTCCAGGAGCTAATGCTTTTCCAGCCACGCCAATAACTCTACCAGCTAATTCATTCAATCCTGTTTGTTCTATTCCAGCATATAAAGGATTATGTGGAAAAGTACTTGATCCAGTTCCTTCCCCAGAAGCATGCCTTAAGTATTGATCTACAGTTGCCATAACTGCTGAACCGGCTAAAGTAGCTGGTAAAGTTACTTCAGGAAATGCTCCAATAGCTAGGGCACCAGCACCATCAGAAATAATATCGCGAGCAAGAGGCGCAACTTCTGATTGACTTTCTGGAGTTTTATTAATTAAACTTTGAATAAGTGGATGATTATAAGTATCCGCAGGTAATAATCTCTGTAGGGCTTCAGCAACTAAACCTTTTGCATTTGTATCTTGACTAGAAATACCTGTAGCGTGACCTGGAAGCGAGCCAGTATAAACTGGATTTGTAGTATCTTTTGCAGTTAAATCAATTGTTGGCTTTATAGTAGGATTTGTAACATCTTGAGAAGTTAAGTTAACCGCCGGAGTTGTAACTCTAGCCTTAATCTTTTCATAGGCCGCGGCTGCTGCTTTTCCTATGTCTTCTTTAGAAGCATTATCTGGACCAGTAATATTAAATTTAGTTCCATCAGGAGCTATAATTGGATATGTTTTTTCTGCCATTTCATTTACTGTCCTATTCTAAATCCACCGGGCAGCGTATTTTCATCAGTAGTAGGTTGAGTAGTTCTAGTTTCAGGCACAGCTTCTTTTCTATTAGATTTACTATTTGAGAGAACAGTTTCTAATCTAGCTTGCCTAACTGTAGGAATAAGTTTATCAAATATAGCTTTAGCTCTATCAGGGGTTAAAGACCTTTCAATCCCACCAGCATAAGATTTTACCCACTTTTCTTCTTGTGGAGAAACAACAGACCCTACCTTAGCATTTTCCTTCATTGCAACAAATATTTTACCTATATCAGGTCTAATATTTTCTACAACTGGATCAGCTTGACCAGCAATATTTTGTAATCTATCTGCAATACTACCAAATCCTGCCCCAAGAAAATACTTCTGATAACCTGTTTGACCATCAGAATAAGTTTTTTCTAACGCATCCTTAACTGTAGTAGCTAAATCTTCTACAGTACTGTATTGTTTAAATTCATCCTGAGCCTTAGCCGGCATCTTAGCCCCAGGAAAAGCATCATTCCAAGTAGCCCCAGGAGGTAACTTTAATTTAGCTCTAGTATCAGGATCAAGTGTTAATAAACCCCAAGTTTCTGGAAGGTTCGCGGCCTTAGCACCTTCTTTTTGTAACTCAAAGTTACCTTTTATATTAGCCAAATTAAGATCATGTTCATATTTAAGTTGTTCCATAGTCTTATCATGAGCATTCTTAATATTTAACTGACGAACTTCAGCACTATCCTTACCTTGGGCTAAACTTTTAGCGGTTTCTTCTTGAAGATTACTTTCGAATAATTTTAATTGCTTTTCATAATCTATATTCTGCTCTAATGCTGGTTTAGCTTCAGTGGCTTTTAATGTTCCAGTTTCCTGAGCCGCTGATCTAGGTGCCCTAAATTGAATAGTTTCACCTGTAGCGGGATTAGTAGCAGTAATTCTAGTTCCAAAAACATTAGGACTCATCTCATATTGATCTTGAGAAGTAATATTATACCCTGATGGAACATTCCCAGTTTGTTCAGCCCCTTGAATTAATTGTTGTCTAGCTGACTGTTGCTGTAAATCTAATTGAGCTTGTTGAAGTTTATGAGTAGCAAGTTGATTAGCTTTATCATTAGCTAAAGATTCTTCAAACTGTTGCTTTTGAGCATCAATCTGAGCTTGTTTCTGCTCATTCTCAACTTGAGTCTGTTCTTGTTTCTTTTTTAATTCTTCAGCAGTAGTAGCTTCTTGCTTACCTAATGCGTAGGCACTTATAATACTATTTGATACATCTAATTTAACTGGCATCTTAAACTCCTAATATCCAGGATTATAAACAGGAGTACGATTTATATTAAATGTAGAAGGAAGAATAAATGGTGGAGTAGTATTCTTATTATATAAAGTTCCAGGATTAAATGAAGGAGTTTTATATACATTAGGTACAGTTGAAGGTAATGTAGAAGCATTTGGTTTTTTAAATGCCCCTTGACCTAAGAAATAAGCTAACGTAGCTGCCGCATTAGATAAACCGCCACCTACAGCATTATTAGGAGTAGTTCCTGTTCCTACAACATTCTTAGGCGTAGCAGTAAATAAACTTTGGCCGGTCTGGAGAGCATTAGTCTCTAATTGATTCTGAAGCATAGGAATCTGTTGATGTAGTTTAACTATATCCCCATACCTTTGTGAGTCTACACTATTTTCAGCATTTCCTAAAGCATCACCAGTTATTCCTCGCAAGGCCGCATTTTCTTGAACATTCTGTAACTGTAATGCTCTAGTTTTATTTATATCTGAAACTTGTCCAGCTTCGTAACCAGTTAAATCAGTTCCAGCACTTAATTTTGCTTGCTGTTCCATTAGTTGTTTAAGTAGTAACTGTTGTTCTGGAGTTAAGTTTGTATTTTGAGTCTGGGTCGTAGTTTCTTTACGATTTCCCAAAGCTCCGCCGGCCGCAGATAAACCTACAGCTAAAGCTGCTGGATTACTATATAACGATTTAAAATCAAACGGCATTTCTTTATCCTTTCACTTCATCATCAACGAAACAATATTTCCATTGCCCAGCAGCAAAAGTAACAACTGTGGTTTCTACTTTGAGTTCATTCATTCTATAGATATAAAGTTCATTAGACATGTTTAAATGTCTATCTATCATACGCACTGTACTATGGAAAGCATTTTCAAATTCAAGTTTCGTTTCTTTCTTATCATTTAAAACTACAGTTAATTTCATAAAACCTCTTAAAGTCGAACATATGGAATAAGTTGAAAAGCTAATGGACTACCATCATTTGAAATAGTTAAACTAGATCCAGAATGAGTATGATCTACACTATCTACACCTGAAGCAGCCGGGCTTCCAGTAAAAGTAGCAGCTAAAGTTAAATCTACATCACCACCTACTGCATCATCTGTAGTATCTTCAAAAGAATGTGTATGTGTTGCATCTTCTGTTCCTGTATTACTTGAACCACTAATACTTGCTGAAAATCCATGTGTATGTGAATCTGATGCTACACTTGCAGAGCCTTCTAATCTTGGAGTAGTTCCACTTGGACCTCCTGTAGTTCCTGAAACTGAAAGTCCACTAACATCTACAGAATGTCCATGAGGGGCACTTTCTACACCAGTACTAGAATGGTAAGTATGACTATGAGTTAAACTAGGTAAATGAACTGTTCCACCTACAGTTCCAGTAGATGTAGTAGTATGAGTATGTTTAACTGATTCATTTCCTGTATTCCCAGAAATAGTAGGAGCATTAGCCACTACAGGAGTAGTAGTAGCCCCATACTTTAAAAATCTTCCTCTAACATCATTAGGAGTAAATCCAGTAACTACAGAAGCATTATCTGTAGAATATGTGTAGGTACTTCCATCAACTATTCCCCATCCGGGTTTTGTTGGAGCAACCCAGAATCCTTCTACATATAAATTTGCTCCACCTAATCTTTTCCATGTAATTAAATTCCATCTATAGTACCAATCAAAATCAGTAGCATAGATCATATATCCATTATCATATAATACACTAGGACTAGGTTTAGTATCTGGAGATAATGTTACATCTTGTATTCCATCATAATAATACCAGTGACCCCCACGAGCAATATATGTTACATTTCTATCCGTAGCAAAATAAGTTGTACCTACAACTACATTTGAAGGTTGCGGCCGTTGTGCTAAAGTCCCAACTAAAGTACCGTTTAATTGCCTTTTAGTTACATAGTCCCCCGGATTAATAGCGTCTTTAGCTTTTCCTATACGCCGGCCATGTAAATTTTGTTTCTGAGTAAGTAAACTATTTACTTGCCTAAGTAAATAATCTTGCTCTGGACCTATAGATTGTCCAGGATCATAACCTAATACACTTAAATCGGGAAGTTCATAACTAACCATTAGATAGCTCCCTTACCATCTAAGAAAACCCACTTTTCTTCAGTATCTAATCCAGACTTAGCAATTTGAATCCTGGTGGCAATATGTCTAAATCTCCCAGCACCTATAGGACCAATATCTATTTTAAGTAGACTGCCTGCAATAGTTTTAGGTAGTGGGATACTACAGATTTTCTCTCCGTCTGTGGCAATATCTATTGAACTTGAAATAAGACTAATTCCGTCTAAATAGATAATATAAGGAAGTGAAGTTACTGCAAGTGTATCTATTCGTATTTCAAGTGCTTTAATCTTACCATAGCGTAATATTTCTATCTCACCTATAGTATTATATACTTTAGGTCCCGGCTGTTGATAAACTACATCGGGTGGTAATACCTCATAAAACTCAAAAGGTAAACTAGCACTTGATTGTAAGGTAGCACTAAAATCAGTACCAAAACAATCACTATCTTGAAAGAAAGTATATGCTACAGCTGATTTTCGTGTAGTATTAAATATACTTGATGAATGTGCTACCCCATCTACTATAGGAGTAAATGTAATATCATTTCCTAAAGTATCAATAATAAAATTAATCGTACGAATCCTCTTTTTATTTATAGAATCCAAACCTAAATTAAGTAACCTTAAAAATGTAAGTTGTGGTGGTCGTTTATCATAAGATAAACTTAATTCTTTAAATCTTAAATCTGTTGTTTGACCTGAGACTCTAAATTGTATATCTCTACAAGGAGTTATTGCTGATGCACCGGATATAGATTGAATATCAAACCTAGATCTAAATTGATAGTATCCTACTCCAGTGTCATTTACTTTAAATGCGGTAGTACTAATGTCATTTGCTTCATATCCAGTATGTCCATCAACACCGATACCTATTACAACACCAAATAAACTTGAACCTGTGCCTCCTGCTATACCTAAAGTATAAAGATCTTTTCTAACGGTAGGTAAATTAAAATCAAAACAGCCAGATAATATTTGTACAGTTTGTCTAGTTTGAGCACCGTCATCTAACCTACGAGTTATATCATCATATACTTTAATAAATTTATCAGTATCATCAAAACCTAAAAGACTTCCATTCTCATGGGCTACATACATTTTAGGTGAAAGATTTACATAGGCTACTCTCCAATATTTTCTTTGAAAGTCATAAACTTCAGTATGTATTGAAGTAAATGATCCACTAGCTAAAGGTGCTCCAACAGGGACAATACAAAATAATTTATTCTTTACTATAGTACACGAATACCTTGTTGCCCCAGTCAAATCAATAGTTACTGCTCCACATTCAAATGTAGCTTCTCCTTTATATAAAAGATCTGTATTAGGAAAACAAAGATTAACTATATTACCTGAAGTATTACATGCAACCCATCCAGATTTAGACATGTAAACTGCTGAGTTTTGATATAAAGCAACATCTATACCTATAGGTGGGTCTGATACACCTAAAGGATCTAAACTTACATCAAGGAAACCATCAGGTAATTGAACATATGTTCCTGAAAGAATATAGACATCTCGATCAGTTCCAACTAATACTGTATTCTTAGCTACTTTAATAGCCCATTTAAATGTTTCAGAGCCGCTGGCTCCAGTAACATTCATAGTTGTTCTTGAGTCTGTAGAATCTGGAGAATTAATATCTCCAAAATATATTTGCTTAGCAGTAAAATAAATCATCCTTCCGTAAACAGGACCAACACAAGAAATAATTGCATCTGGTATCCCTGTAGAATTAACTGGAAGTAAGAAATCATTTAAAGTTATACCTAATGCTAAAGCATCATAATCAGACATATTATCTGTAAATGCTCCAAAACTAGTAACTCTAGCAATTCTATACCATGTATCTAAATTTACACCTCTCCGGAATATCCATGCTTCATTAGCTGTAGAGCTAGGAACACTAGGATTTTGAGGAGTAACAGTTACTACTTGAAGACTTGGAGAAACTGTATTAATAGCTGATCTTACACTTTTAGCTCTATAAGATCCATTAACTAATACATTAACTTGGCAGTATTCATAATCTCCAGTTAAAATTCCAGCAGCACCAACTACTACTGTAGGTCCAGCACTAGGACCAATTATACCTAAATCTGTTGCAGTAGTCCCATCATCTTTAAATCTTTTATTTCCTGAGAAACCAAAAACATAATTATATGCTGCATTAAAACATGCTCTAGTAGCACTACCGCCAGTTTCAATTTGTGTATTCCCTCTAAAGACTAATCCTGTAGTATCGGCTGAATAAATGTATGGAGTGCCATTTATATATTTTTGATAGATTGTATGCAATGTATTAGTAAACACAGATAGTTGTCTAGTTGTTCCCCCAGACATTTGTATAGCACCATTCAGATCTAGCTCTACATTTTCCATCCTTAATAGGCCATTTTTACGCCCATTTAAAGCATCATCAGATGGACACCATCCTGCACTAAAATCATTCCAATTAAATACTTCAGGCATTGTCGTTTCCGTATCGCCTCACGTAAGATTCAAAATCATTATCTGTTGAAGTCTCACTTAATCCAATAGTTTCAGTAGCTAATCTTTCAGTAGTATCTAAAGCATCTCGGTCATTACAGTACCTACGAAAATAATTTTCTGTTTCTGTTTGATCTGGATGTTCTCCAGTATCCTCAGAAATTACTTTTGCTGCACTATAATTTAAAGTTACTGTTCCTCCGAGAATATCATAGTTTGTTGATCCCGAAGCTATGACATATGTTCGCCTAAATCCTACAGCAGTCCCAGTAATAACATAAGAACCACCACTAACTGAAAGTGTATATCCTTTACTTAAAGTTGCACTTGAACCATTAATTGAATAAGTGCCACTTGCAACAGATAACTTTCTAGTTGCCTTTAATCCAGCAGCAGTACCTGAGATTGTATATGTTCCTGAAGAAGCAGAAACTTTACGGCCTACAGCTAAAGTCGCCGCCGTCCCACTAATTGTATAAGTCCCACCACTTGCAGTTAAAGTATAAGCTGTAGTTGATTCTTTAAATGCAACAGTACTTCCCCAAAACTTATTACCTGCTGTCATATCCCATGCAGGAGTATATGTTCCAGTAGAAGAAGCTAATAAAGAACAAACAGCATCACCAGAAGAAATTGTACCGCCTGAAGTAAAAGCATTTCCAGAATGAGGATTTGCTGTTATATTTCCAACCATTCCAAATGCAACAATTGCTGCAACTGTCGCAGTTGTTGTAACAGCAGCACCATTCTGGTTTGCAGAACAAGAAGCAGTATTAGTTACATTATGAACGTCAACAACAGGATTAGTAAATCCAGAGATCTCAATAAATAGAATTGATTTAAAGTATGATCCTGTATTACGACTAAATGTAGCTGTAATAGTCGTTTTTCCTGATGTAGAAACAGGTAAATACCAAACATCACTTCTTACAGTAGTTCCAGATAAATTATCCATTGACGGAACTTGTGTAAATGCGTTAGTTCCATCTGATACTCCAGTAATACTACCTACATTTCCTGGAGTTGCATCAAAGTTATCAGGACAAACTACTAATAAGTTTCCAGTCCCAGTAGCACTAACTGTAACTGATACAGTTGTATTAGTATCAGTTACATTTGCTCCATGAGCCTGTACAAAAGCTAAAGCCATTTAATTAAGCAATAGTAAAGATGCTTGCACCAAATGTTACTGTGAATGTTTCTGTATCATTTAACGTAATTGAAGAACCATAATCCCAATAACCTATTAATGGTTTTAATGGACTTCCAGGAGTACTATTATACAATACAGCGTATCTAAATGGTCCTATTGTTCCTCCAGAAGCAGTAAAAACAATATTTGTTCCAGCCGCAGTAAAAGTTCCACCAGATCTAGTTCCAGATAATGTAGCAGTAGTTCCGCCTGCGGTATAACCGTTTCCTGCTCCAATTTCAGTAATATCTGCTAATAATTTATGCGTTCCCACAACTGGAGCAGTATTAGTTAAGGCTACTTTTAATACATCAGCAGTTGATCCAGATGTTCCAAATAGATCATGTACTTTCTGGCATAAATCTTCTACGAACTGTTCATATTTTGTAAAGGCTGCCATTTAAATCTCCTATAACTGAATATTTGCAATATAAAATAGCGTTGATACTATAAGAAGATTTCCAGCCGCGCCACCTGTCAAATTGCCTAAAGCATTATCCATCTTAATATTTAATGCTTTATTAACTACATCAGTATCAGCATCAGTCATTATAGCATCTAATAAGTCTGTAGCAGGACGCATTATACTTGTATAATTAACTGTCTGACCTAATAAAAGATCAGGTGAATTATGGTACTGAATCCTACTTCCTCCACTCCCGCGAGCCAAATAAAGTGCCATTAAAGTATCGAAATTAGTATAGGCCGCGGATGACCTAAAATGAAGTATAGTATGAATAGGAACTATAATTCTATTGGCCCCTGGGGCTGGAATCAATTCAATACCTGTAGTAGGTAATGCTAAAATATCAGCATTAATTAATCTGACTGCGGCTAAACTAACTGACTTTTTTTCTATCATCTTATTCTCCTGGATCTACTCCATATCCTTGCATTGCTATTGGTAACTGAGGTTGAGCTAGATATTGTCTTCTCATCCCTATACCAGAATTAGATATTAATCTTCGTGGTGTATTTAACTGGTCATATACCTGTTCCCCATAAGATCTCATTAAATAATTCCACTTTGCGGACCAGTATTTTGCTGCT